TGCCAACGTCCTGCTCGACGCTTACGCTCTCATCACCGGCCCACGGCAGGCTGCCTACGCCCATCCGGCTGAGGACTACACGAAGGTGACCGACATCTTCCACGCCCTCACCGGGGTCAGGTTGTCGTTGGAGCAGGGCATCATGTTCATGGTGTCCATCAAGCTGGCACGGTTGCGCACCAACATGGACGATGGGCGGATGCACTGGGATTCGCTGACCGATGCTGCCGGATACCTCGGTTGTCTCGGCATGATTTGGACGAAGATGAACGATCCGTGGGAGCCGTACTATGAGACGGAGCAGGGCGAGTGACGGCGACCGAAGGGATGACGGGGTTGCGGTTCCGTTGGCGGCTGTTCAAGGCAGCATTCCAGCGTTACCCGTCACAGCATGGCTGTTCGTGGGAGTTTCTGGCGTGCAGCAACATGCAGTATGCGGAAGCCCTGATTGCACATTATGAGAAGGCTGAGCGTGGGGTTTTTGGTGAGTGACCTGTGTTTCACCGTCATGGTGTCAGTGGGCCTGATCGCATTGGCACTGGTCGTACGCAGGTGACCGACGAACGCAAAGGCGACTGTCAAGGCAACCAAGACAAATGCAACCTTGACGGCTGCCCCAAGTTCGGCACCCTCGGCAAACCCGGACGGGACGGCAACCGGCGCATCAAAGGCTGCGGCGATCCTGTAGCCCGAGGCAAACGGAACCGCACCAAAGGCGACAACAAGGCTCGACGTGCCCGCAAGAAACTCGGTCTGGCTGCTACCGGTAAGGCTGGCACCCGGCACGAGGAGCATTGGGGTGGCATGTTCCGTGTCGAAGTGAAAGCCGGAGCACAAGTCGGGCCGATCTGGACACGGTTCTCATCGGCACGGGCACAGTCCGAAGCATCTAAAGCACACGGCGATATTCGTCCATTCATAATGATTGCAATGCCGGACGGAACTTCTGAAGGAATCGTACTGTTGGGGTTGCAAGACCTCGCAGATTTGGTTAGTCTTATACAGACGTAAGGTCAGTGCACGGGTGCCCGAAACCCTAGTTCGGGAGCTGACCTCCCCCATCCCCTGTGGGCATTGCGCGAAGCTGAGGGATGGGGGCGAGGCCCGTGGTCACTGCTAAGGTTTGGAGGAACCGATGCTCATAGCCCTGCGGATTGTTACCGCATCCCTTATGGGGCTAGTCACCACCGCTTTTTGGAGCGAATCGGTGCACGCCCCACAGCCGGACACCTATCTGGTGCCCGCCGCTTTGCCTGCCCGCACAGGGCCAGAAACCACTGACCCGCTACGCCCGGAGATTGTGTTCCGGCATGGCGACGTGTCATGGCTTCCGATACTGGCACGGCAGGCAGGCTGGCCTGAGGACACTTGGGTGCGGCTTGCCCACATCATTCTGCGTGAGTCGGGTGGCTGCCCGAACCGTCGGGGTGGGGACAGTGTGGATGCGAACTGCAATATCACTGGTGTGTTCAGCCGAAGGAACCGGTCAGACACCGGGCTGCTTCAAGTCAATGGTCTGAACTATGACATGTCGAGGAACAAGTGGGCGTTGCTGTGCACTGACATGGATATCTGTTCGCAGGAACCACTGTTTGATCCGCTCACCAACCTGAAGGCTGGATACCGGCTGTATCAGCATTCGGGGTGGCGTCCGTGGGATCCTTGCCTGTGGGGTAAGGAGTATGCGAAGCAGTGCAAATCCACCGCACCTCTACCCTGACCACATAGACTCGATTTGTGGACTACTCCGGCGACAACTACGATCTGCCTGAGGAGGATGACATGGAGGATATTCAGACAGACCCACTGGAGATGGCACTCCGCTACATGTCCAACAGGGACAGGTCGTGGATTGAACGGGCAGCGTGCAAGGGTGAACCGACAGACCTGTTCTTCTTGGACAAGGAGGATCAGGCGTCAAACATTCTGAAGTTGAAGGCCATCAAAACGCTGTGCGGTGGATGTCCAGTGAAGAAGGAATGCCTGACGTATGCGGTGGATAATCACATCACCTATGGCGTTTGGGGTGGATATACGGGAACACAACGGAGGAGGTTCAAGCGTGTCAGACGAAAGCAAGCAGCGGGAGGAACTGTTGATGGATCAGCTCGACCTGAAGAATCGGGTGATTGAACGGCTGGTCAAGCAGTTGGATCATGCGAAGGATGTGTCCGGTTCGCTTCATGCAGAACTGGATTTGGTGAAGGCAAAGTTTGCTGTGGCTAGTGCCACGGTGGACAGGCTCCGTCTGCACATCCAGCAGGGGATTGAGCTGTGAGCCGGGATGCGTGGAAGCCGGAACATGTCTGGTTTGTGGCAGGTGTCTGGTTCGGTTGTGTTGTCGGCCTATGGCTGGGTATCGTCGGGTTTGGGATGGTGTTCTCGTGACCGCTGACGACCGTTTGCTGGCTGCTCTGATCCTTACGTCGTGGGGTACCGCATTCCTACTGATCTCGATGAGGTGGCTGTAATGAACTGTGTTGAGATTGAACTGATGGTGGACAGGCTCTGCTCATTCTGGCCACAATCCAACATCGCCCGCAACACGGTGAAGTCTGGCTGGTCATGGAGTGAAGTGCTGATGGAAACACCATTGGAATGTCGCACCGAAATGCTGACCAAATGCAAGTCAATGAAACAGTTTCCTACCCTGTTTGACATTGAACGGATCGCCAAAGAAGTGATGGGTAAGGACACGTCGCTGGCAAAGGCGAAGTGTTTGACCTGCAACAACAACGGTTGGGTCTACACGCAGGCGACGATTGACGCGCTGGATGCTGGTGAGGTTCTGGTTGTGAACCGTGAAGTCATCCAATGCCCGAAGTGTGGGGTGAAGTGATGCCGTCGTATGGGTCACTGTTCGCTGGGGTTGGCGGGTTTGACATGGGGTTTGACCGGGCAGGGTATGACTGCCGGTTTCAGGTGGAGTGGGATAAGAACTGTCAGAACATTCTGAACCGGCATTGGCCTGAGGTGCCGAAGTGGTGGGATGTGAGCGAGGTGAACGGTGCTGAGTTGCCGCCGGTCGATGTGCTGATCTTCGGATCCCCGTGCCAAGACCTTTCGGTGGCAGGGAAGCGTGCCGGGTTGGATGGTGCTAGGTCAGGTTTGTTCTACGAGGCGATGAGAATCGTGAGGGAGATGCGTGATGCAACCGGAGATACCTTTCCAAGAGTGGTCGTCTGGGAGAATGTGGTCGGAGCGTTCAGTTCCAACGGTGGAGCTGACTTCGGGGCAGTCCTCGATCAAATGGCTGAAAGCGGGGCGTTGGTCGTCGAGTGGGCCGTGTTGGATGCGCAACACTTCGGAGTCCCCCAGCGACGGAGGCGCGTGTTCGTCGTCGCTGTCTTTGATTCTTCAGCCGCAGCCGGATGTCCCGACCCGCTACTACCTGTCGGCGAAAGCGTGCGAGGGGATTCTGCGAAGGGCAGGAAGAAGGGGCAAGCAACTTCCGGCGAGGTTGGAGGCGGCTCTCCGGTCGGTGATGCGTTCCGGATGCTCGGACACGGACACTATGTAAGTGATGACACGGCGTCCGCTATGAAGGCGAGGGATTACAAGGATGCGACCGACCTAGTGATCCCGTTTGTGAAGTCTCGCCGGGCACAGTCCGCTGAGGATGATGAGACATGGGTGAATGGGAAGATAGCGAACACCCTCAACCAGTTTGATACTGGGGATACACGCACCACCACTGCCATCGTTGGTTCTTTGGAGGCCAGAGATTACAAAGGCTTGAACCATGAAGGTGCGCGTGACGGCAAAGCCATCATTGAGCCGATCGGCATTCAGGGCAACATGATTGGCAGGGCAGACCATAACGGCCCAGCCGGACGTGGATACACCGCTGACGGCGACCCGATGTTCACGCTGACTAGCACCGATGTCCACGCCGTGTCCGTGTTGCAGTATGACGGCTACAACCAGCGTGCCCACGAGAATGATGTGTCGGTCACGGTGCGGATCGGCAGAGACTCATCCGACTGCATCATGCCCAATGCCATGATCGTCCGCCGTCTCACCCCCGTCGAATGTGAACGACTTATGGGATGGCCTGACGACCACACACGGTGGAGAGCCGACGGCAAAGAACAAGCAGACACCCAACGCTACCGTCAATGCGGCAACGGCGTAGCGTCCCCTGTTGCCCAATGGATCGCCGGACACCTGCTTTCGGTGTTGGGGTAGGCGTTCCGGTTCCGGTGGTGGGCCGCCACCAGCGCGGAGAGGAGCTCACGCAGCCGGGGCGACCCACCTGTCCTACCGTCGCCGCCTTGCGGCGGATGGTGAGACAGTAGGACGATCTAAGGATACCGGAACGACTGCGTATTCCGGCTGCTCGTAGCCATGCCACATGCCAGCTGTCTGGGCTGCGCTTTCGGTTCCGAACCTGTACCACATTGACTCGGCAGCTGTGAAGCGTCGTCCTTTGAGACGGTACGGCCCGCCCCATCCGAACTGGTCACGGACGCGCACCAGAACGTAGGCATTCCGGCTGCGTCTGAGTGTCGCTGCGAGTGTGCGTAGGTTTTTCATAGTGTCCCGATAGGTCGTGAACCTGTGCCACCCAGAGTGGGTCGGGACTGCTGGACTAGAACTGTCGAGGGTTGGTGAGTGCTGCTGCGACGATTCGTGGGAGGTCGGCTGCGCATGGAGTGAACCTGCGCCGGGTGTGCTCTCCCAAGTCTCCTGCGGGCCGGACGAAAACCCCATACCTGCGAGATGGGTTCGGCTCGTCCGACTCGTCGTAGATCCGAGCCGTAACCTCCCAGCGCTCGACGATGGCTCGTCCGCTGCTTCCGACTGGAAGTGTGGTCGTCGTGGTTCCGGCCCACGCCTTCCCATTATGGGTGGTCATTCCGAGTGCGTCGAGTGCGCCCGGTACGCCACCAGCCTTCTGCTGGTGCATGTGTTGTCCTCTCTGTGTTGTGCCACCCACCATGAGTGGTCGTGCCACGCTCCGGTCGTGAACCGGTGCCACCTTTCGTGGTGCGCGGCTCCTCTGTCCTACCGTGTGCGCAGTCCCAGTCCGACTCGGGCCGAAGCTTGGCGCTTCGCCTGCCGATACCGTGCGTGCGCCCGGCTCCTGTCCTTTCTGGCCTGCTGCATCATGCGTCGTGCGTGTGCGTACCGTTCACGCTCGATGACGACCAGTCGTCGTCTCTGGGAGGCGATCCGAAGTCGGAGCCACACCAAAGGGACGAGCGAGACGAGCGCTGCGACTGTGGTTCGGTTCATCGTCCGTACCCATTCGCCATCGCCACATCGTGCAGCAGTTCGTCGGTTCGGTCGGTGAAGTGTGGCGCCCACTGCTTCACAGAGACGGACTCTCGGCCCCAGCACGCACGCACCGTCACCCACGAACCTTCCGACGACGCACACTCAACCCATGCCGAAGGGCCACCACCACAAATGGTGAACTCTACCCGCCATGCTCCAGAGTTGGAGTCGCCGGGTCGCGGGTCGATGAGTGGGAGCCAGCCTGCCGACTCGTAGTCCAAGAACATTCCGAAAGCGTCGCAGTCGTGGCGCTCGTACTCGTCCTCGTCCCACTCCAAGACTTCGAGCAAAGGAGCTGCGTCCTCGTCCCAGTCTCCGAGCAGAAGCTCAATAAGTCGCAAGCGCTCTGCGATGCTCTCTGCCAGTCTCTGCACCTCGACCAGTTCTCTGGTCGTAGTGCTTTCGGTGGTGTCCATCTCTTATGTTCTCCTCTCTTGTTTCCAGTCCGCACCATACGGACTGTGCACCAGCCTATCGGCTGGCTAGTACCCATGCTCGGAATCGCACCGAGCCGACGACCACTAGGTATGGGTGCCACACGCTATGAGAGCGTGTGTCCTTCGTACAGTTCTCCGACCAGAACGAATGCGCCTCCGACTGCGCCAGCCTCAACGACCGACCACCCATATTCGGCGCACACATCCACCAGAGCAGCTCTGGCCACTTCGGGACTGACTGACGAAGTGTAGGAGGCGCACTGCCACCTGACCTGCTCTGTGTTGTGGTCGTGGACGAGGATCGCACCTCTGGTGCGTCCGTCCTGGTCGAGCCACATTCGGAATGTGTCCACTAGTCATCTCCTCTCTATGAACGACCCACCATGAGTCGTCGTGCTCGTACTGGGACTCGCACCCAGTCTGCGCCCACTAGGGACGAGCCACCCACCATCACTGGTGAGCCAGTGTCATTCGTACAGCGACTCCCACTCTGCATCAGTCATGCAGTAGATGGCTCCATCGTGCCAGCAGATTGCGTACCCTTCGGCGCACATCTGCTCCGAAAGCCACTCGACTGCTTCGTCTGCACCTTCCACCAGTTCCAACCATTCAGAGTCTGAGTAGTCAGACTGCCACTCGTGCAACTTGTACGAGCCTTCCCATCCCGACGCTGTGGCTATCTGGCACACACGCTGTGCAACTCGCCAGCCGTGCACCTCGTCCACGATGCATCCAGACTCGCAGAACTTTTCTGCGATGCTTCCGAATCTGTCCACTAGTTGTCTCCTCTCTTTTGTTTTCACGACCCACCACGAGTCGTCGTGCGTGCTCTGGGAACGATCCAGACTAGGCCCACCGACCGGGCGCACGCTACCGAACCTATCGACTCTTACTCAGTAGCACCACACGAATCCGTCGTTCACACCTTCGGCAGTCCAAGTCAACCCACCGACCGACTCCCACTCACCATCCGAACGCTCCACGAATAGGTCGTATGGAGTCCAGTCCGGTTCGTCTCCGAACCCAGCAGACTCTGCATCCCACCCAGCCGACTTGTGCAGTTCCACCAGAGCAACGAACCTGTCCACCTGCTCACTGGTAAAGACTGGTTCCGCCCACCCATTCCATCGACCAGCGTTCCGCACGCAGTCCGCTGGCAACCCACCCAACTCGCAACGCATCACCTCTCCTCTCTGTCCTGCTCGTCGCACCACACGACGAGTCGCACTCGTGCTGGGAATCGCACCCAACCACACCCACTAGGGACGAGTCACCACCAAAGTGGCACCACTCAGACTAGCAGGAGCACGCTCCGAACTTCTCAAAGCAGCGCACGCAAGGATCGTCCTCCCAAGTCTTTGCCCACTTCGCCTGCGCCTCCTCCAACGACTCTGCCACCAACACAGCGACACTGTCCCAGTTCACCATTGACTCCCACAGCGTCTCTGCATACTCCACAGCATTCTCATACGCACGGAATGTAGGAGCCTTCACAGGCTTCACACCATCCTCCACAGTCGCAGTCCATATCTTCCACATACCTTGTCTCCTCTCTTACGAGGTGGCACCACACCACCCACACCCACAGCATACCAACCCACCACCCACATTGCAAGCCACCCAACCAACCGACCCAACCGACCCACCCACACCCACCACAACACACCCAGCCACACCCACCCACAGTCAAGGCGTGACTACCAGCACGGTACGCAGTCGTCGTGTGGTGTTCGTGTGTGGTTCGTGGCATTCGTCGTCGTGGTGTGTGGTGTGTGCGCTTGGTTGAGTCGCACACACGCTGTGTGTCTCGTGGGTGGGTGGTGACTTTGCACCCAGCGTGGGAGTGGTTGCGTCGCATCGTGAAAGTCGAGCGAGTGTCAGCCTGGCGAACGCTGGCAGCTCGGACGGCCCTACGCGCACACACGCAACCGGGGGTCTGCCGAGGCGCGGGCGGGCGGGCGTGTCTATAAGTGTTTTCGTCGGTGTGTGGTTTTGTGGTTTGTGGTGGTCGGGTGGGGCACTCTCTGTTTGGATGCGTAGCTGTTTAGAGTGTGTGTTGCTCTAGATGGGGGTGACCTGTTTGGGTGGTCTGTGATGGTCACCGGGAGACAGGGATGTGTTGTCCCCCCCACGCTTTGCTCTTTGGAGCGGGTGGCCGTGACCAGTTGTTTCTAGCCGACACCCTTCATTGTTCAACCCCTGCAATGTCCGACGCCTGTCGGGTTGTGTGGGGGCGTGGGGATCGAACCCCGTTTCCGGTCACGTTTGGCGTTCCCACCTCCTTGTTCCAACCTGCCCTGCTTTGTCGCGGTTGGGGGTGTGGGGTCTAGCCCTTGAGGGTGGTCTGCCGCCTCCCGGCGGGGGACTCCCAGCTGCCGTTGTTGGGGTGAGTGTAGCAGAGGTTTAGTCGTGGATCAACCCGCGTCGTTTGCGGGCTTCCCATGCTTCTGCCTGCTTCTTAGCGATGGCGAGGAGCTGGGCGTCGGTGAGGGGCTTTTTGGGTTTGAGGTCTTTGCGTCGGATGATGTGTCCGGGGGTGCCGAGTGGGTTGCCCATGCGGATAGTGTAGGGGGCATGGAGGGCAAGGGCGGGTTTTCCCATGAGAATCCGGGTGTCACGTCGGTCGAGTGGTACACCCCACAATGGCTGTTTGATGCGCTGGATGTGAGGTTTGATTTAGATCCGTGTGCGGCAAAGAATAGGGATGGTTGTGTTCCTGCCGACCGCTTCTACCGTTTGCCAGAACATGATGGGTTGTCCGAACCGTGGTTTGGGCGGGTATGGCTAAACCCGCCATATGGGAAACAAACCGGATCGTGGATTGAGCGTTTGGCCCAGCACGGGAACGGTATTGCCCTAGTATTTTCGCGCACCAGTACGCGCTGGTTCCAACAGATTGCGGCGAGAACTTCTGCTGTGTGCTTCATTTCTAAGCGTGTCAGATTCGTCAATGGGACTACTGGCTTGGCTGCCGGGCATCCGGGTGCCGATTCTGTTCTTATTGCATTTGGTGAGGACAATGCCACCGTTCTGCGTCGCAGCGGTCTTGGCGCAGTATTCACCTATGCTTCTCCTGTATGAGTGCTGGCAGGTCGGGACGCAGACAGATCCCACCGCAAGACGTTGCCCGTTTCTGGCAGGCCCGAGCATCTGGCATGTCGATCAAAGATGCGGCGAAGATTGCTGGTGTGCATGTGAATACTGCACAAAAGTGGGATGCGAAACGGCGTACAGCACAGGCAGAGTTGAAGATTGCCGAGTTGGACGGTCAGAAAGTCAGGAAAAAGGAGGGGGGTGTTCAAGCTGACCAGTGGCAAAAGGTCATGGATGTGGCCGACCTGCCGCCGGTCATCCCATATGACCGTCTGTCAGAGGAGGCGAAGCGGGGGATAGCCGACTTCGACTATTTCCGGCGTCGTTATCTGGGCAGGGTTCCATCTCCGTGGCAGGTGGATGCCGCATACAAGATTGAACAGTGGCTTCTGTCGGATGAGAAAGAGTTTCTTGTTCTCAACTGTCCGCCGGGTGCCGGAAAATCCACGCTTTTTCACGATGTTGCCGTCTGGCAAATCGTGAAAAACAGGAAGATTCGTGTGATGATCGGCTCCGTCTCACAGGCACTAGCAAAAATGTATTCGCGGCGTATCCGTGAAACGCTGGAACGGCAGTTCCCATTGGATCCTGACCCGATCCTGATTGACAAGGGACTAGCAGTAAAGGCCGAAGGGTGTTTGGCTATCGACTATGGACGGTTCAAGCCATCCCAATCCGGCAGTCTGTGGCGGGCTGAGGAGTTCATTGTCGAACAAGAAGATTTGGGTGGGTTGGACAACAAGGAACCAACCGTTTCCGCGTATGGCATCGAGTCAGAGTTCATCGGCCATCGTGCCGACCTATGCCTTTTCGACGATGTGGCGTCCCCTGAGAATGCGAAAGAGTCCGCAGCACGGGACAAGCTGATTGAACGGTGGGATTCAATGGCAGAAGCCCGTGTCGATCCGGGCGGACTGCTGGCGGTGATCGGTCAGCGGCTCGGCCCATTGGACTTGTATGCCCACTGCCTGTCCAAAGTGACCTATGAGGACTTTGAGGACGACTATGACGGCTCCGATGTGACTGACATTTCAGATGCGAAGGAACCTCTAAAAAAGCAGAAGTACCACCATCTGATTTACCGTGCCTACTACGACGACTTGGACACGGGGATGGAGTCCCGACGGAATACGGCTGCCGCATGGCCCAACGGCCCCCTCCTCGACCCGTACCGGCTGTCGTG